GCTTGTAGCAGATGTAACAGTTTATGATATAGATGATTATCCATTCTTAGCAAACCATTTCGAGCGTGTTCATGGAAGTAAGAATTATTATGGTGGTAATGGCACAACAACCTTTGCCGTTCCTGATTGGCAAGGTGAGTTCTTTAGAGCAAGTGGTACTAATAGTCATACTAATCAAGGTTCTGGTGGTGCTGTTGGTGAGCATCAGGATGCGACTACTTTTCAAGACGGGTATATTGAAAATAATATGTTAGTCATGCGTACTAAAAATACGGGGACTTATTCATATTTCATGGAAAATAAGGACAAGTCTATACCAACAACAGGGTATCTCAATTTATCGGGAGGTAGTCGAAATACTACATCTAATAGTAATATAGCCTCTTCCCGCCCAACAAACACCTCACTCCTATGCTGTATTAAAGCAGTACCAGCAGGAATAAATTACAGTACAGAGGAACAGGTGGTTGGTACTTGGATAGATGGGAATAAGTTGTATCAGAATACAGTATTAACAGGTACGTCAGTGCCGAGCGGTGCTACTGAAATATCAAGAATAACTAACGGTCAAACAGGTTATGAGACTATCCAATATACTAAGGCATAAAATATTATGGATAAAGAACAAGCATTACAACAATTTTGGGAATCATTTAATATTCCAGCATATGACGAAACATCTGTACCCGATGATGCACAAATGCCTTACATTACTTATAGCGTAGCCACAGGCTCAATAGAAGATATTGTAGGGATGACTGCTACTATATGGTATCGCTCAACTAGTTGGAAAGATATAACAATTAAAAAGAACGAAATCGCTGAAGCCATCGGTGTAGGCGGTAAAGTTATAAAATTAAATAATGGGTATGCATGGCTATGCAGAGGAACAACCTTTGCACAGCGTATACCAAGCGAAGATGATATGGTACGAGCCTATTATCTTCAGATTCAAGCAGAGTTTCTAACTAAAGATTAAGGAGGAAAGAAAAATGGGAAGATATACTGTACTTCCAGAGAACGCCTTTGATGCGTTACAACTTGACGCAGGTGTTATTCTCACAGATTTTGACATCGAGGCAGCAACATCAGGAGAAGATGGATTCACAGATGCAGATATTTTATGTGCAACAACAGGTGGTGTAAATCCATCTTGCGTACCAACTTATTCTGATTTTGCAGAAGATGTGGATAATGCCCCTAACAATGTTATGGAATTTAAGCATTTAGATGGATGGGATTGTACTCTATCAACAACTGCTTTAGGAACAAGCCCAGAACTTATCAAGAGACAGCTGGGTGCTGCTGATATTGATGGTGAAGGAAAGATTGTACCTAGAAGAGATTTGAAGCTCACAGACTTTAACGATTTATGGTGGGTTGGTGACAAGGCTAATGGCGGTTTTGTTGCAATTCAGATTAAGAATGCACTCTCAACAGGTGGCTTCTCAATTCAGACTACAAAGAATGGTAAAGGAACATTAGGTCTTGAAATTATGGGACATGTATCACTTAAAGCACAAAAGCAAGTACCTATGGTATTTTATTCTATTGATGGTGATGATGTTGTTGAGCCTGATGTTGTACTTAATAGAGCAAGTGCTACAGTTAAAGAAGGTAAGACAACTAAATTAAGTGCTTCTACTGTTCCAGACGGACAAGAAGTTACTTGGGCTTCAAGCGATGATACAGTTGCATCAGTTACAAATGGTGTTGTTAGTGGAGTTGCAGCAGGAACTGCTACAATTACAGCTAGTATAACATACGAAGGAGCAACATATAGCGATACTTGTGCTGTCACAGTTACATCAGCATCATAAATTAAATAATTAGGAGGTAAGGTACATGAAATTATCAGAGATTAGGGGCGAAAAAGCCCTCGATATGACAGCAGAGTTAATAGACCCGATAGCGGAAATAATGGCAGATACAGAGGTTAAGAATATTTATTCAGGACAACCAAAGTTGAAGTTAGTGCAGTATATTATCAAGAAGCACAAGAAGCCTATTATTAAGATTCTTGCTATCTTGAATGAGGAAGACCCCAAATCCTTTGCAGATAAAATCAAGATAACTACCTTACCAGCTATGGTTATTGACTTACTTAATGATGAAGAGTTGATACAGCTTTTTTCATTGCAGGGTCAGACAGTGGATATGACCTCTTCTGGCTCTGTTACGGAGAATACAGAGGTCAAAGAAAATTAAGACCATTTATGCGGTACGTTGTATCGAGGTACAAAGAGTACCAAAAAGATATGGCGTATCGCTTTTTTGTTACAGACGAATTGTTTTATCTTAACAATAATGTGGTTAATATTAGTGGTGGAAACAAGTTGCAGACAAGATTTTATGAGATATTGCATCCACCAAAAGAAGAAACTAGAACAGCAGATGATATTATAAACAATATTAAATCTAAATTAAAGAAATTGTAAGAAAGGAGGTTATCGACATGAGTATGACCGCTTTTGAATTGATGGCGAAATTATCGCTTGATAAGTCAAATTATGACAAAGGTCTAACCGATGCAGAAAATCAAGGCAACAATGCAGGAAGTAAGATAGGTAATGCTCTCGGTAACGCCGCTAAAGTCGGTCTTGGAATTGCAACCGCTGCGGTGGGTGCGGCTTCTGTTGCACTTGGAAGATTGGCAACACAAGCTGTATCAAGTTATGCACAGTATGAGCAGTTGGTAGGTGGTGTTGAAAAGTTGTATCAAGATGCAAGTGATAAAGTTGTTGATTATGCAGACAAAGCCTATATGACATCAGGAATGAGCGCAAATAACTATATGGAGATTGCTACCTCATTCAGTGCGGCTTTAATAAACTCACTTGGTGGGGATATGGATAAAGCAGCCGATATGACAGACCTTGCTATGAGGTCTATATCCGACAATGTAAATGTATTTGGGTCGGATATGCAATCGGTGCAGATGGCTTTTCAAGGATTTGCGAAGCAGAACTATACGATGTTAGATAATTTAAAACTAGGTAGAACGTGCCAAATTGCCTAGTATAAACCTCGTGAAAACGGTGAAACTCCTTGAAATAGGACAATACCGTGCGAAGTGCTCTTGATATTGACTATTCCATTTATATAGTGTAAAATAAAATTAGTATATACTATGTAGGAGGAATGGTTTATATGTGGAAAAAAATAAAAGGTTTTAATTATTCAATCAATGAAAAAGGCGAAGTAAGAAATGACGCAAATAATAAAATTAAGTCAACTTATGTCAATAAAGTAAATGGATATAGATATGTTGATTTATACGAAAATGGAAAGTCACATAAAAAATCCATTCACAGACTTATAGCAGAATGTTTCATTGATAATCCAGAAAATAAACCTACCGTAGACCACAAAAACGGTAACAGATTAGATAATTCTTTGAGTAATTTGAGATGGGCTAGTTATTCCGAACAAAATTCACGATTTAATACATATGGAGTAAGAAGTGAACAAATAAAAGTTGTTCACGAATCGGGAAGAGAAATGATATTTAATTCAGTTTCGGAAACAGCAAGATACTTTAATTGCAACATCTCGAATATATCTCAAATGCTGAAAAAGGGAACTTTTGGCAAAAGAGGAAAAACAAGATATTATCGTTTTGAGTATATCAAGAGTAAACGTGTAACGACTATCGAAAACACACAATAGATTGTGGAAGTGAGTAGAGTACATTCAAGCGAATGGAAGTGCGAGGGTTTAATGCATAAGCATTATTCAAGAGATAGTCTAATCTATGCGTATATATAAAGGCATAGCAGTTCATAAGAGAACGCACATAGAAGTAGCGCACTATGTGGAATACAATGTACGGCGGCACGCGAAGTGAGATGTTGCGTCTTATCAAAGACGCTAACGAATATGGAGCAACAATAGGCGAAGTTACTGATTTAAGCATAGATTCCTTCGCTGATGTTGTAAAAGCCATTGATTTAATACAGCGTAAGCAGAATATAGCAGGCACAACCGCAAAAGAAGCAATGCACACCATTGAGGGTGCGGCAAGGGCAACACAAGCGGCTTGGAAGAATGTCATAACAGCTATTGCAGGCGGTGGAGATTTAGACAAGGCTTTTGATGGTCTTATTCAAGGCTTGTTTGGTGATGGTTCAGAGGGTTCGGGACTTCTTGCAAACATTATTCCTAGATTGCAACAGACAATGGAAGGTATAGGACAATTTGTGTCGAAAGCTAGTCCTTATATTACAAAGTATATACCGCAGTTGTTTGAAGCAGTTTTACCGCCATTATTAGATGCAGCGGTGGAATTAGCAATATCATTAGCAAAAGCATTACCAGATATAATAAAGGTTATAATAGATACCATTCCTAAACTTATGCAAATAATAGCAAATGCACTTAAAAAGGAATTTCCTGTTATCGGTGCAGTATTTGAGGGATTGTCAAAAGTTGTCGAAAAATTATTTGGTTTTATTACAAATAATGGTAAGGCAGTAGTAAGAGCATTAGAAGGTGTACTTGCAGCATTTGTAGCTTTCAAAGGAATTTCTTTCTTTAAGCAACATACAGAAGATATTACTAATTTTATCTCAGTAGCAAAAAACATAGCACCTAATATTAAAGATGCAATTAGTTCAATGGAATCAATGGGTGCGGCAAGTACGGGCTTAACAGGCGGTCTAGGAACGCTAACAGGAATGGTTGAATCACTAGGCACTTTAATTGCGGGTCCGGCAGGGATTATTGCGGCAATCGTAGCGGCAGTCGCAGTATTAGGAATCGCTATATACCATCTTGCTACAGAAGAAGAAGCAATTAATGCTGTTAATGCATCGGAAGAAGCATATATAGAAGCAAAAAAACGTCACGAAGAAGCCGTTATGTCGGCTTTTGATGCTGAAGAAAAATTGATAGACGCACAAAAACGACTTGCCGAACTTGAAAATGAAGTGGGACAACGTGGCGAAGATTTATATAATGCATATAAAACAGGTGCAATCGGAGTAAGCGATATGACAGATAAGCAAAGAGAACTTATGCACGCTTACGAAGATACGAAAAGAGCGGAAGAAGAAAATACTCAAAGACATCTTGAAAGCATCGCTACATTACAAGAGCAAAACACTCAATTTTTTATGGGTCAAGCATTACAAATCATAGAAAATGGGGGTAATTGGAATACATATAAAGATAACGTTATCAACGCAATGAATGAAGGTAATATTTCTGTTGAACAAGCAAGAGATTTACTTGGTGGTGCAATGGCTCAAATGTCAGCAGATGCACAATTAACATATTTGCACGATATTCCAGATTCAGTAAAAAGCGGTCTAAATGTTCAAAATTATGAAACGGATTGGCAAACATTCAAAAATAGATGGGTTGCCATCGGTCACGCTGTAACGGGTGACTGGGGCAAGTCTATGGATGATTTGAGAAATGAATCAGAAACAGGCGGTACAGATTCTGGTTATAATTTAACAAGTGGTTTGCAATTAGGCGTTAATAATGGATGGAGTAGTGCGATTGAACTTGTTATATCTTTTGGCAAAAATGTAATCAGTTCATTACAAAAAGCCCTAGATGAAGCATCCCCTTCAAAAGCAGCTAGAAAAATGGGTGTATTCTTGCTTCAAGGATTTGGTCTTGGTGTTGAAGATGAAGAAGATAATATTATAAAGCAAGTATCAGGATTTGGTTCTAATGTCCTTGATGCACTCAATGATGAAATAGGCAAAGTAAACGATATGGAATTTTTTGCTAATGCAAATGTTGTAGCACAAACAAGCGGACTGTTTGAGAAAAACAAAGAAAGTTATGGAACAACTTATAATTTCTATCAAACAAATAATTCTCCAAAATCGCTATCGACAATCGAAATATATAGGCAGACAAGAAATCAATTTAGTCAATTAAAGGGTGCAATGATATGATACAAACAGTTACAATAATAAATCAATACAATGAGGAATTAAAACTAAAATGGAGTGACCCTCGTGAGAGTGGTTACTTCATCACCTCTGCTACAGGCTTGGACGCACCACACTCTACTATCTCAATGACAGATAAGACAATAACAGATGGTGCAATATACAATAGGGGGAGAGCCGATAAGCGTAACATTGTGCTTAATCTTCGCTATTATTGGGCTAACAATAATGAAGATGATGAGGAAGAATTAAGACATAAATTGTATCATTATTTCCCACCTAAAGGGAAAGTGCAAGTAATTGTCACAACTGATAAAAGAGAAGTACAGACAAGCGGTTATGTCGAAACAAACGAAACGGATTTATTCGCAAAATTTGAAATAACACAAATTAGCATACTGTGTGAAGATGCCTATATGTATGGACTTGTTGATGAGGTTGAGCGATTAAATGGTGTAAACCCGTTATTCGAGTTTCCTTTTGAAAACAATTCTTTGACAGAAAAGTTAATTGAGTTTGGTGAAATATACTTCTATTATGATTACACTATTTTCTATGAGGCAGAAGTTGAAACAGGAATAAATGTTAGTTGTGTGTTTGGTGCAGAAACGGATGGCTTTAGGATTAAAAACAATCATACAGGAGAAGTGCTAGTAATTAACCATACTTTTGAAGCGGATGATAAACTAGAAATATGCACTATTCAAGGGAAAAAGTCAATAACCTTAAATGGTAGTGATTCTTTATTTGGCGAAGCTACTTGGAATAAATCTAATTGGCTTACTCTTCGCAGAGGCTATAATGATATAGAAATAAGGGATGGCGATGGTAATGATGATTTTGGCTATACGAATATGAAGATTAGTTATCCAGATGTATATATGGGAGCGTAGAAATGACACTATATATAGCAGATATAAGTTTAAATAACAATTTATGGAAATTTGAGCCAATAGAATATATCGAAGAGTTTACATCAATTATATGGACTGAAAGATGGCAAAAATGTGGCGATTTTGTTTTGACTTTGCCTAGTAGCTCGTTAAGGAATTTTGATTCTTACGATGATTTGATTGATAAAATGCTCGTGCTAAAAAATGAAAAAGTACCTAGAGAAGGTGAAAAGATAACATATGAAAATGAGTATATGTTCATCGAATCTTATTCGGTAGTGTACGATGCAGATGATGTGGATACACTAACACTTCAAGGTAAAGATTTAACAAGCATACTAGCAAGAAGAATCGTATGGGGACAAAGGGTTTATACAAATCAGACCATCAAGCAAATTTGTAATGATTTAGTTGATAGTCAGATTGTAAACCCAGAAGCTGTAAGCAGTGGTAATTATCGTAAAATTGTAGGATTTTCCGCAACAAATTATGATGCAGATGATATAATCAATAACATTCAATTTACAGGGGATAATTTACTCGATGCTTTAATAGCTGTATGTGGCACAGACTATACGCCTCGAATAAAAACGTTTTACAACAATAGATTTCGGTTTGATTTGTATAAAGGAATTGTCAGACCAATTGTATTTTCACAAGATTTAGATAATTTAGAAAGATACGAAGAAATTGAAGATATATCAGAGTATAAAAACGCTTGGCTTGTTGGTGGTGAAGGCGAAGGTATATTCAGACGATATGTTGATTATTCGTGGGAAGGTGGAAAATATCAAAGATGGGGTGCTGGTCTTTTTCGTAGAGAGAAATTTGTTGATGCAAGAGATGTGAGCAGTAATGATGGCGAAATCGGAGAAGCTGATTACAATGCTATGCTTCAGCAAAGAGGAATGGATAAGAGATTAGAGACTTGGGTTGAAAGGGATGGCACAGCCGAGATAGTGACAAATAATCTAAAATACAAGACAGATTATCTTGTTGGTGATATAATAACTATTATAGATACACTTAATAATAAGCATCAGGCACGAATTACGGAATTTATTCGATGTGAAGATGCAGATGGTTATAAAGAATATCCTAATTTTGAATTTATATAAGGAGGATAAAATGGCGGTAGAAAATGGTTTCTTTAATGCAATAGACCACGACCGATTATATGATGCAGACCAAGTCAATGATATGTTTGAGGGCTTAATTGTATCAGATGGTGTATATGCTGGATTATATAGTGCTTGTAGGGTTACTGCTTTAAGCGGTATGCAAGTCGTTGTAGGCAAAGGTCGAGGAATGGTTAATCGTAGATGGTTTAGATTAAATGACCCAGAGACAATTAATATAAGTGCTAGTAGCTCAACTCTTAATAGATGGACAGCGGTCGTAATAAGACTTTTAATTGATGATAGGGATGTTGAATTAACAACTATTGATGGTACACCATCAGCAAATCCTGAAAAGCCTGTGCCTGTAAGAGATGGTGAATATTATGATATAGTGTTGGCATACATTTATGTTGGCAAAGGTGCTAGTGGCATAACACAATCGCAGATAGTTGATACTAGACCAGATACAAGCCTATGTGGTTGGATTGCAGCAGTTGTACAACAATTAGATACAAGTCAAATGTTCGACCAATTCTATGATGCGTTTAACAGGATGCAAGACCAAATGATTAGATGGCAGAAGGCACAGCAAGACGCTTATCAATCTTGGTTTGAGACATTGACAGAAGATTTAACAGTTGAGTTTTACTTGGCTAGTTATGAAAAGCGTGTAACAGGAAAAGTCAATGAAGTAAAAAATATTTTTCTTGATATGGGCGGATATACATACGAAAGTAGTGATATATTCTATGTATTTGCTAATGGTGTACTTCTAACACCTAATGTGGACTTTGCGATTGATGAGAGTACAACACCGGCTAAATTAAGCATTAACTTTGGAAATGAAAGCAAGGTTGATAATGAAGTATTTGTACGAGTGCTTAAATCTACAATGGGCGAAGCACCACAAAGTTCAACAGGGTTTAACTTAACTAAAAGCATAAATAAGAGTAACTTATTTGGGAATGAAATAAGCACAGAAATATTGATAAATAAAATATAAAGGAGTGATAATATGATAACAAAAAATTTCAAGGCTATAATAAGGCTTCCTTTTTTAGGCGATACTTCAAACACAAATAAATGTAGTGTTAAGAAAATAAATGGAGAAAATAGTTATCCTTGTTTATACAACCAAGCATCAACAAGTTTTGGTTTGAATATAATGGCTAATGAATCATATAGAAAAATAATTGTTGGTAATGGAACAACACCACCATCATCAGACGATTATGCTTTAGAAAATATGATAACAGGTTTAACTATTAACACATCTGACAGTTTTCCAAACTATAATGAACAAAAAATAGGTGACGGAGATAATATGTATAACGTATTAAATAATTATGGTGTCGTCAATATAACGGCAACGGCAACAAATAATACCGATAATGATATTACTATTAGTGAAATTGGTTTTGTAGTTGCTTTGTCATCATCAAGTATTGAAGAGGGTATTATGATAGACAGAGAAGTTTTTTCTCCAATAACTATTCACCCCGACGAAAGTTACAGCTTTTATATTAAAATAGGCTAAAGGAGGTATCACCTTATGTATGCAGTAAACGAAGATAAGTCAAAGGCAACAATGTCAGAGCCAGAGACAATAACTATAAGAAACGATAATGAACACAGTGTTTTAGAATTAACTAAAATAGGATGCGTGGTTTATTTTACATATTACACTACTGAAGCAACTGTCAGTGACAAAATTCCTAAAGGAACTATCCCTATTGGATATAGACCTACACATAATACAAAAGCACCTGTAATGGAATATATGGGTGGTGGTATGTTTGTATATGGAACAGGACTATTGGAGATTTTTGAAGATGGAAGATATGTTTGTATGCCAGATTATAATAATGGTGTACAGAAAAATTTTAAATATTCAAGCGGTTGTTACATCACAGAAGAGTAAAATGTGTTATAATAGAAAGAGAGGTGCTTATTATGTGGGAAAAGCTAACAAGTAAAGAGTGGTGGAAAGAAGCAGGCGGTAGAGCAGTACGCACAGTAGCTCAAACTGCTATTGCCACAATAGGAACATCAGCACTAATTGAAAATGTTAATTGGCTTGTAGTATTATCTGCATCAGCATTAGCAGGGTTGTTATCAATACTAACAAGTATCGCAACAATTCCAGACCCTAACAAGGAGGAGAACAATGGTTAAATTCGGCTCGGCTCGTATATCAGAAAACGGAAGCGCAAACGGACAGCGAGGAGACTCGACAGGCTATGAGGTGTGTGAGCAAGAAGCTTATTGGCATCGCAACGGATGGCGTGGCATCAGAGCGAAAGACCCTAATGTTGCTAATGCTATTGCATGGGTAATGAAGGTTTGTTGTAGGTCAGATTTAGTCGGATATAGTCAAGTACAAGATGGTGGTAGATATTTAATCTTTTGGACAGACATTCGTGAAGGTGTATTAACTAACGCAGATTGCTCAACATTAGTACCATTTTGTGTTATCAAAGCAGGTGTTAATGTCAATATCAATGGTATTTGGACAGGAAATCTAATTGAACGCCTTATGGAGACAGGTGCTTTTGAAACTTTTGATGTGTATGATTTGAATGCGCTTTGCACAGGCGATATACTTGTTGACGGAAATCTAACAAGCCACACAGTAGTCGTTACAGAAGGCAACGATAGACAAATTGGTAATG